AAACCTAATAAAGTACGTAAGGTTATGAAAGAGTACAAAGAAGGTACTCTTCATAGTGGCAAGGGTGGTCCAGTAGTTAAGTCTCGTAAGCAAGCAGTTGCAATTGCTTTATCTGAAGCTGGTATGTCTAAACCAAAGAAAAAGAAATGAAGCCAGGGCTATACGCTAACATCCAAGCCAAGCGTAAACGTATCGCTGAAGGCTCTGGTGAGAAAATGAGAAAACCAGGCACTAAAGGTGCTCCTACAGCTAAAGACTTTAAGGAGGCAGCAAAAACTGCTAAGAAGAAATGAAGAAAGATTCTAGGCTAACAAGAGCAGGTGTGTCCGGTTATAATCGCCCTAAAAAAACACCAGGACATCCTACCAAATCACATGTTGTTGTAGCAAAGGACGGTGATCAAGTTAAGACGATTAGGTTTGGTCAACAAGGTGTTTCAGGTTCTCCAGAGGGTTCTGCTAGAAATAAATCATTCAAGGCTCGTCACGCTAAGAATATTGCTAAAGGTAAGATGTCTGCTGCGTACTGGGCTGATAAAGTAAAATGGTGATATATGACCTATCTAGACTTAGTTAACGCTGTTCTTAGGCGTGTTAGAGAAGCAGAAGTAGCTTCAGTAACAACTACTGATTACTCTAAGTTAATCGGTGATATGGTTAATGAAGCTAAAAGAGCTGTTGAAGATGCGTGGAACTGGTCTATATTAAGGACTACAAAGACAATCTATACATCTCCTACTAACTTGTCTAACTATGAAATAACAGACTCTAATTTTAGAACTAGAGTACTCCACATTTATTTACCTAGTGAGAAGAGAGATCTTCAGCAAGTTAGTCAAGATGTTATGCATAGGAATATTGATCTGTTAGGTACACAGACAGGATCTCCTATGCAGTTTTCTTATGGTCCTATAACGTCAGCTGGTAAACTAACAATTGACATCTTCCCTATACCAGCTCAGGTATATACCATCAAAGCAGAATGTGTGATACCGGAAGCAGAGTTAGTAGCTGACCTTGATAACACTGTATTGCCTTCAGAGTTAATTATTCAAGGTGCTTACTTAAGGGCTATCAATGAGCGTGGTGAAGATGGTGGTAGGCTTAGTGACCAACAGTTACTTATTTATGAGCGAACACTAGCGTCTTACATTTCTATTGAGACTTCTAGGTACGAAGATGAAATTACTTGGGAGCCAGTATAATGGCTTCTAGACTTGAACCCATAGCAATTACAGCCCCAGGCTATGCTGGTTTAAACACACAAGACAGTGCTTTGTCTTTAAGTAAAGATTTCGCTCTGGTTGCAGAGAATGCTGTCATTGATAAGAATGGAAGAATAGCTGCTAGACGTGGTTGGGCTAAAGTCAATACATCTTCTGGATTCAATAGTGAAGAACCATCATTGATTCATGAGATTGTTAAGGCTGATGGATCTACAGTTATTTGTTCGATTGGTGATAAGAAGATATTCACTGGTACAACAACATTGACTCAAGTCTATGCTGATGCTACCTGGACAGCACAAAACTGGAAAGCAGTTAACTTTAATAGTCATACGTATTTCTTTCAACGTGGTCATGATCCACTTATGTATGATCATGTTGGTAATACATGGCAAAAGATGTCAGCACACGCTTCCTATTCAGGTACTGTTCCATTAGGTAATGAAGTATTAGCAGCTTATGGTCGTTTATGGGTTGCGGACACCACAACAGATAAGAAGACTGTGACATGGTCAGATTCATTGATTGGTTATAAGTGGAATGGTGGTACTCATGGTTCACTAAGTATTGAATCTGTTTTGACTAATGGATCTGATAGTATAGTAGCTTTAGCAGGTTTTAATGGATACTTAGTTATCTTCTGTAAGAAAAGTATTATTATTTACTCAGGAGCTGCTACAGATCCTTCAGCTAACTTAAGTTTAGTAGAGGTTATCGATGGAGTTGGGTGTATCTCTCGTGATTCTATCCAAGATATTGGTTCAGATGTATTCTTCCTTTCCGACACAGGTGTTAGAAGTCTGGGAAGAATCATACAAGAAAAGTCAGCACCTTTGTTCGATGTATCGAGGAATGTTCGGGATGACTTAATTGCTGATGTTGCTTTCAACAACAACAATGAAAGCATCAAATCAGTGTTTTATGAGAAAGATGGTTTTTATTTACTAAGTTTACCGACAAGAAACATTACCTATTGTTTTGATCTAAAGCAAAGATTCCCAGATAACTCTTGTAAGATAACAACATGGACACTATCACCTAAAGCTTTCTTAGCTACGTTAGATAGGAAACTATACTTTTCCAGGACAGGATACATTGCTAACTACACAGGTGCTAATGATAACGGATCTATCTATAGATTCTCATACTACACAGCATACATTGATGGTGGTAACGCATCCATACTGAAGATACTAAAGAAAGCTAAGTTACTTCTCATTGGTGGTGAAAACACACAAGTGTTTATGAAGTGGGCATCAGACTATTCTACATCGTATAGAACTATACTAGTTTCTCAACCAGCAGGTATTTTGTCCGAGTACAATGTATCTGAGTACAATGTTGCTGAATACAACATGGGTATCTTTGTTGGTAGTTCGAACACACAAGTTGGTGGTTCTGGTAGGGTATTCCAGTTTGGGATCGAAGCAAACATTGATGGCGATGCGTTAGCAGTACAACAGATAGACTTATTTGTCAAACTAGGTAGGACAATCTAATCATGGCTAACTATACAAAGACTACAAACTTTGCATCTAAGGACTCACTACCATCAGGTAATGCAGGTAAGATTATTAAAGGTACTGAGATTAACACAGAGTATGATAACATTGCAACAGCAGTAGCTACAAAAGCAGATATTGCCTCACCAACCTTCACAGGTACTGCTACAGTAGCAACGCTTAGTGTTACAACGTCAATTACAGGCTCTGGTTCAATTGATGGCGGTACTTACTAATCATGGACTTAAGCGTATTTGGTAGTCCTACAGATTTCCAGTGGGGATTAGCTAATGATCCTAATTTTCTAAACACAGCTGCTCTATACGGAATCAGTTATCAAGACATCTTAAACTACATAACACCACAAGTACAGCAACCAACAACATTATTAACTAATCAGCCAGATACATCAGCACAAGAAGCAGAGGCTGCAAGGATTGCTGCTGAAAGAGCAGCAGAGGCTGCTTACTACGAAGAAGAACGTAGAAGACTTGAAGCAGAAGAAGCTGCTAGACGTGCTCAAGAAGCTGCGTTGATTGAAGCAGAAAGACTAGCAGAGATAAGAAGATTAGAAGAGGCTCAAGCAATATACTACCCACCAGTAGTAGAGCCTACACCAGAACCTGTTTATAATCCTGTTTACTATTATGCTTCAGATGGTGCTGCTTTTCTTGACCAAACACAAAGAAATAGTTACGAAAGTAATTTACAAGCTATTTACGTTGCACAGCAGCAGGCAGCTATAGCGGCACAAGAGGCTGCAGCAAGAGCAGCAGCAGAGGAACAAGCAAGAATTGCTGCAGAGAGAGCAGCCGCTGAAAGAGCAGCTCAGGAAGCTGCGGCAAGAGCTGCACAAGAGGCTGCAGCAAGGGCTGCACAGGAAGCTGCTGAAAGAGCTGCGCAGGAGGCTGCAACAAGGGCAGCGCAGGAGGCTGCGGCGAAAGCTGCTGCAGATGAGGCTGCAAGACAGGAAGCATTACGTGTTGCTGAGGAACAAGCTAAAGCAGCTGCAGCAGAGGCTGAGAGGATTGCTAAAGAACAGCAAGAAGCTAAGACAGCAGCAGAGGCTGCAGCATTAGCTGAACAACAACGTATTGCACAAGAGGCTGCAGCGAAAGCTGCTGCAGAATTAGCTGCACAACAAAAGGCTGCAGAAGAAGCAGCCGCGAAAGTCGCTGCAGAAGAAGCAGCTAAATTAGCTGCAGAGAAAGCAGCTGCAGAACAAGCCGCTTTACAAAATACAGAGGTAAGCACTCAAACAGGAAACCAGACTATGGCAAGCAGATTCACTCCTGAAGAGGAAGCCGCTATTGTTGACTATGTTGTTTCTAACATTAACAACCCAACAGCAATACAACAAGCAGCAGCACAATACGGCGTAACAGCACAAGATTTAGCTAATGTCTTAGGGAAACCGCTAGAGACAGTACAAAAGTACTTCTTAGATGCTGGTGTTCCACAAGGCACTCTACTTACTGGTGATGTACAAAGAACCTTCGGCACTGAAGGTAATATCACACAGTTAGATAAAGGCGAAGATTTTGTTGTTGAAAAAGCTATTGGTATGCAAGGCGATAAGATTCTTGTACAAGCTTACGATGCTTATGGCCTACCAACAAGTACTCGTCTAGCTGATCCTAATACCTCTGAAGGTAAAGGATGGCTACAAGCACTAGCCATCGTTGGAGGTGCTATTGGACTAAGTAACTTAGCCACTACAGGTAGTTTACTTGGTGGTACAGGCACTGCAGTAGGCGGTACAGGAACTGCAGTAGGTGGTGCTGGTACTGCTGGTTTAGGTGGTTTATCAGCAGAAACTTTAGCTACTCTGGAAGCAACAGGTTTATCTAATATCCCTGGTATTGTAAATACAACAGGGAATTTATTAAACACAGGTTTGTTAGCCGGAGCAGCTGGTACTGTAGTACCAACAACGACAACACCCACGACGACAACACCAACAACGACCCCAACAACGACAACGCCTACGACAACAACGCCGACGACAACAACGC